CGGGTCCACTGCAGCATCATGTAGTGCCTACCCGTAATATATGTAGGGACACCGTTATTATAAAACCAAAAGCCCTCACGCCTACGGCGAAACTCTTCCTCGATATACGGAGAAAACTTTTGTCGAAACTCCCTTGGCATCTCCCCCCACTCATCCATAGACTTAATCCTAGACAGCTCCTGTGGCATAGGAACCCTCTTCCACAACTGCATGTCGTTTGGACTTCCATATCCATCAATTTCCTTTTTGGGAGGCTGAGAGGGAAGTATAATGACCAACCCACCAAGTTGAACACTCTCACCTTTCGTACCGTTGGGGCAAATTGAGATAGCAGGCTGATCATATTCTTCTATGTCTACTAAGTTGTTCATTTAATTGTATTGTAC